ATGCTCAAGATCACGCCGATCGCTGCCGTTTTCGTCCTTGCTTCTGTCCTTACACCGGCAGTGGCCCATGCGGAGTTCCTGGCGCCCGACTGGGCGACCTTGAGCATTAATGGAGTCCAGCAGCCCGACTGGGTCGCCGGTGTCCGCGAAGACGCTTACATCGGCATGTGCCTGACCTGCGACGGATCCATGATGCTCGAAATCAAGACCGTACCCGACGATGGCACGGGAAGGCGCGTGCGCTCCGGCGAAACCACGGCCCAAACCTTCACCGAAATCGGCGGGACCAACGCAGGGCGAATTGGCGGCGATGCAGCCTATTTCGGCACCAAAGCAATCGAATTCGGTTCCGCCATGGGCTTCAAAACCCGTGCCCGGATCGCCACCGGGGATTATTCGGCAACCTACCAACTCTGGAGCGACGGGCAGCAATTGATCGTCCGCGTTTATGGTGCGGACCAAGCCAAGGTCGACGCCATGGCAGCGAACGCCTTCGAGGCCGCGGCGCCGCTGACGTTCAGGTAGTCACCTGCTTTTGAAGTGACCGAGCGACTCCTTCTTCGCTGCGCTTCCCATCCACTGAGTGCGAGGATGCGAGCGAAGAGCCTCGGCAACAAAGCCCAATTGGCCGCGTCACCAAAACTGCGCTGAATGACAAAGAGCGCCGCCAAGGATGAACGGCCATACCGCCTTGTTTGCATAGGAAAGGCTGGCGAACAATGGAATGATCGGTAAATAAGACCGAACGCATGCCCCGATTCAATGAAATCGGCTGGGGCCGTACAATCAAGTGAGGAAAGAAAATGTCCGTGACAAGCGCTGGCGAAGGCCTGCACCCCAACCCGCAAATGACACGCCCCGGCTGGCTGGACCTCACCGGCACTTGGAATTTTGCCTATGATGACAAGGACGAAGGTTTTGGAGAGAACTGGCAGGATGCGCCTGAGCATTTCTCCCGGCAGATCACCGTTCCGTTCCCGCCGGAGTCCGAGCTCTCAGGAATAGGTGACACGGGCTATCATCCAGTCGTCTGGTATCACCGGACTTTTTCCCGCGACGCGCTAAACACCGATCGCTCCATTCTCAACTTTGGTGCGGTAGATTACAGCGCCCATGTCTGGGTCAATGGTCAGTTGGTCTGCGAACACCAGGGTGGCCATTCCTCTTTTTCGGTCGACATCACCCATGCGCTGACCGCTACGGGCGAGCAGACGATCGTGGTCCGCGCTGAGGATCAGCCAGGCGATCTGACCCAGCCGCGCGGCAAGCAGGAGTGGCAGCCCAAGACCCATGCCATCTGGTACAATCGGACCACCGGCATCTGGCAGCCGGTCTGGATCGAACAGCTTCCCGATCTCTTCATCAAAGACCTCCGCCTCCTTCCCGATATCGCCAATGCAACCGTCCGGGTCGAAGCCATCCTGAACCGCATTCCCGCGCAAGGGGCAGTGCTCAAGCTCAAAGCGCAGTTCGGAGACGAGCTGCTTGCCGAGCAGAGTGTAACAATTACCCGCAACAGCGTGAGCACGACGCTGACGCTTGATGCCGCCCGGCCAGGCGAGGATCGCTACAGGCTCGTGTGGCGGCCCGAAGCGCCCAATCTGATCGACCTCGACGTGACGCTGGAAGCCAATGGTGCCGCCGACACTATCCATAGCTATTTTGGCTTGCGCTCCTGCAGCTTCGGCAGCGGACGATTCCTGCTCAACAACCGGCCTTATTTCCTCCGTCTTGTGCTTGAGCAAGGCTACTGGCCGCAATCGCATTTGGCCGCGCCCAGCCAAGACGTCATCCGCCAGGAGGTGGAACTGATCAAGGCGCTCGGCTTCAATGGCTTGCGCATTCACCAGAAGGTGGAAGACCCGCGTTTCCTTTATTGGTGCGACAGGATTGGGCTGCTGGTCTGGGGCGAAATGGCCAATGCCTATGAATTCACGCCCGAGGCGGTAGACCGCTTTACGCGGGAATGGCTGAGCGTTGTGGCGCGCGACCGCAACCACCCCTGCATCGTCACCTGGGTGCCGCTCAATGAAAGCTGGGGCGTACACGACATCCTTGTGCGGGAAGACCAGCAACACTATATCTCGGCGCTGTATCATTTGACCAAGGCGCTAGACCCAACCCGTCCGGCGCTGTCCAACGAAGGCTGGGAACACACAGTTTCCGATATCTGGGGCGTGCACGACTATTCGGACGACCCTGCCATTATCAAGCAGCGCTATGACACGCAGGAGGCTTTGCACGAAACCCTGACCGGCGGCGGTCCGCAACGGCGCCAGGTCTTGCTCCAGCCCGATGATCAGCGTCAGCAGCCGGTGGTAATCACCGAGTTCGGCGGCATCAGCTTCCGCCCATCCGAGGGCGAGGCATGGTTCGGCTATGCGACGGTGCAAACCGAGGACGAGTACATCGAAAAGCTGCGTGGGCTTTTCGACGCCATCCACGACAGCCCCAACCTTGCTGGCTATTGCTATACCCAGTTTACCGACACCATGCAGGAAGCCAATGGTCTTCTGACAGAGGATCGCAAGCCAAAATTCCCAATCGAGCGGCTGCGCCCTATTATCCTCAAGCCGAGCCGCGCAATCGCTGCCGAGTTCCTCGACCTGCAGCGCCAGATTGCCCTGGAGGCTGCCAAGAACGAGAACAACGACTAGAACATAGCTCTTCTACAGCACTGCATCACCGGGCAGGGCGCGGATCTCGAAATGTGCAATACTAGCGCTGTTCGAGGTTGCGCCCGCTCCTTCTCGCCATTGTCGTGGTCCGACTGAACCGCTAGCGACGTCAGCCCAGTAGACTGGCGCCTTTATGTAACGCGACAGATCGGATGGTTGTTTGGGATTAGGTGGGATTAGGTGGGAGGGGCCGGAAATTGGGCGTCTCGGCTGGTCAGTGGTAACGGCGCGTCAGTTCGGGTGAGATTCTGGCGTTTGGTTTCTGCACTCGCACGGTGGCCTTCAAGGGCCCCGAAACAAGGCTTCAAGGGTATCGAGGATGGAACGGCCAGGTTTGCTGGTCACAATTGTTCGCCCCTGGGCGCAAGGGCGGAAAACTTGGTTTTGTCATCTCGCAGGGCCGCTGAGGGTGGAACAGCTACACAGGCAGGAAAGCGAAGGCGACGCGGCCCAGGGCTTTGATGGCCTGGGGCTCGTCGACGGGCTCCATCGGCCAGGCGGGATTGACGTGGACGAGCTCATGACGTCCGTCGAGGCGCCGCACCAGGCGGCGTAACTGCACCTCGCCCCCGAAGTCCAGAGCCAGGAGCACGCCCGGCTGCAGTGCGGTTTCGCTCCGGTCGACCAGCACGATGCTGCCGGGTGGAAACTGCGGGCCCCCTTCATCCTTTTCGATTTTCACGAATGCTAGGACGTTAGCGATCAGCCCTTGCTGCTTGAGCCATTTGGCGGACAGGGCGACCGGAGCCGGATCTGCCCGGCCACCGCGTGCCAAAAGATGCGGCACCTGAACGAAGCCTTCGGGCGGGGCGACCGGATTGTCGCCCTGATCAGCCGGCATCGTCGCGGCATCGGAAAAAGCTGCAAGCTTGTCCTCTACTTCGGCACGGCTCTTGGCGATGAGTGCGTGGCGCGCGTCGCGCTTGGTTTTGGATGAGGGCGTCGCGAAAGCCTGGGCGGCCAGGTCGAAGCGCTTTTCTTCGCAAGCTGCGTCCATCTGGTTCACCGGCGTGCCCCAGATCAGGTAGTCGAGGCTAACGCCTGTCGCCTTGGCAATGGCGCCGATGCGTTCCGCTGGCATCGAGCTGTTGCGCTTGAGTGCCATTTTGTACGCGGTCGGCTCGATTTGAGCCATGCGGATCAGATCGGCCTGCGTCCCGATCAAGGCCTCAAGTGCCCTCAGCCGGTCGGCAATCTGGCTCTCACCCCAAGCAAAACTGAACGATTGTTCCGCCCACGCATCGCCGTTGGTCACAATTGTGACTTTCTGCTTGACATCCAAGCTCTCACCTATCCATTTAGTCACATATGTGACCTAGAATCACAAAAGTGACCGATGCCCCAAAAGAACTCTCACCCTGCCGACATAGTGGCCCGCCTCCGCAAGAGCGGAGGTTCACTTAGTTCCGTGGCCAAAGGAATGAAAGCCCACCCGAGCACGGTTAGCCACGCCCTCCGCCGCTGCATTCCCTCCGCCAATTACGCCATCGCCAAAACCCTCGGCGTCAAGCGTCACGAGCTCTGGCCGGAATGGTTCGACGACGAAGACCGGTGCCGCCCGATACCTAGTCCGAAAGCCGGTGGCCGGAAAAGTCAATTATCGCACGCAAGTTCTGACAGGAGTAAACACGCATGACCTCTGCACCGTCCACCAAAAGGCGCGGCGCGGACAAGGGGCAGGTAACATCCACCGAGCCACCGGCCAAGCCACAAAACCTAACGCAGCTGGACCCAAATAAGATCATCGTCAGCCCGCAACGGCTGCGCGTTCTGGATATGAGCGCGGCCGAAGCCATCGCACGATCGTTTGAACTGGTCGGGCAGTTGCAGCCAATCCGGGTGAGCATCGATGCACAGGGCATCTACCATCTGGATGTGGGCTTGCACCGGCTGCATGCCGCCAAGAGCTTGGGCTGGCAGGTCGACACAATAGTGACCGCGATCGAAAACCATTCCGCTCATCAGCGCCGCCTCTCCGAAATCTTCGAGAACATCATTCGGCCCGACCTTAGAGCGCTGGAGCGGGCGGTTATGCTTGCCGAGCTCAAGGCGCTGCACGAGGGAATGCATCCCGACGCCCGCAATGGCGGGGACCGGCGCAGCGCCGATGCACGGGCCAAGCGCGACCAGAACGAAATTTTTTCGTTCAGTTCGGTTGCAGCCGAACGCACCGGGCTATCCGCCCGCGCGATCGAGATCAGCGTGGCGATTGCCCGCAACCTCAGCGCCAATATCAAGGCCCGCCTGACGGGCACGTGGCTCGCCAACCACCAGGCGGGCTTGTCCCTTCTGGCGCAACAGGACGCAGCGCTGCAGACGGCTATTCTGGACCTTCTGTTTGCCCCGGTCGAAACGCGACAAGCGGAAACCGTTGCCGAGGCGCTCGCTCTGGCACAGGGCAAGGCATTGCTGCGCCCGGCCGACATCCATTGGCAGGCCCTCACCAACAAGATGGCGCGGGCTTCCCGCGAACAGCGGCTTGCCCTGTTCAAGATGTATGAGGACGAGATCGTGGCCTTCGTGAAGTCGAAGGGCCTCGTCTGATGGCGCGCATCAAGAATGGCGCCATGGGCGACATATTGGATTTCCAGCTGCCCGCAGTAGCGGAGCGGCCGACCGTGGCGATCGAGGGAAACACCCTGGGCAGCCAGGTGGCGCGCGCCATCAAGGCTGCGCTGGACGATTGCCTGCAAAGCCGTGCCCAGATCGCGGAGCTCATGAGCAAGCGCCTGGGCACGCCGATCGGCAAGGCCACGCTCGACGCCTATGCAGCCGAGGGCAAGCCGCACACCATCCCGCTCGACCGCTTCATTGCACTTATCGAGGTAACGGGCCGCCGTGACCTGGTCGGCTTCGTAGCCGACCGCGTGGGCATGATCGCGGTAGACCAGCGATATGAGGCGCTGATCGGCCTGCAACTTATCCGCGAACATCAAGAACAGATCGACCGGAAGAAAAAGGCGCTTGAACTGCGCTGGAAGGCTTCGTCATGAACCAAGGCGAAGCGAGCCGGACCATGCAGGTTTGGTTTACAGCGGGCGAATTGGCGGATCGCGCAGTGGAAGGCGCGATGCCCGGGCTGCCTGCCACCCAGCGCGGCATCCAGAAGCTGGCCGAACGCGAGGGCTGGGCGACGCGCTGCGCGCAAGCCCGGCCCCGTCAGGGCCGCGAGGGCGGCGGCGGGCTTGAATACCATTTGGACTTGTTGCCGCTTCCGACGCGGCTGGCCTATGCCGCCAGCTTCGTCTCGGCACTCAAGCCACCGCGTCCATCGATACCAGCCGACGAGGGCCTCACCGGCTCGGCACGGCGCCAACGTGATGCCCGCCTGGTTCTTGTCGGACTGGCCGACCGGCTCCGCAGCGAGTCTGCGTTGTCGGTCATCGCTTCGGACACTTATCTTTCCTCGCTCTACAATGGAGGGCACATCGTCGTGGCGCCTTGGGTGCGCCAGACGGTCAAGGCGATCAGTGCACCGACCCTGGCGCGCTGGCGCAAGACCGCCCGCACAAACGAGTTGCGCCTTGGCGTGGAAGCTGCCCGCAATCGCGCCGGGACGGGCGTCCTGGACCTTGCCGATGGTGGAGCGGTCAAGACGCTGATCCTTGCCGTCCTGGCCAAGCAGCCGCTGACCAAGGCTGAAACCGTGCTCGACATGGTGGCAGCGCGCTATCCGCAGGGCCTGCCGGTCCGCAAAGGCAAGACAGTGCCGGTACCACCGATTCGCGCGTTCCAACGCGCCCTCAAAAGTTGGAAAACGCAGTATCGCAACGAGCTGGCCAAGCTCGCGGACCCGGACGGCTATCGCAGCAAATATGAGTTCGTCGCCATTGGCACCCAACGGGCCGACCGGCTCAATGAAGTCTGGCAGATCGACGCCAGCCCGCTCGATGCGATCACGACGGAAGGGCGTCGCCCGACCATCTATGCTGCGATCGATGTGTTTTCGCGGCGGTGCATCATTCTCGTTACCGAGACACCGCGCGCCGCTGCAGTGAGCGTCCTGATCCGGAAGTGCCTGCTCGCCTGGGGTGTTCCCGAACGCATCAAGACCGATAACGGCTCGGACTTCACCGCCCATGCAATTGGGCGCCTCCTGTCCGGGCTCGGTATCGAGATCGAGCTTTCGCCACCCTATACGCCGCGCGCCAAGGCCATCGTCGAACGTGTGATCGGCACGTTTCAGCGGGACTTTGCTGCGCGCCTGCCTGGTTTCGTCGGCCACTCTGTTGCGCAGCGCAAGGTCATCGAGAATCGCAAGGCGTTTTCCCGGCGCCTGGGCGAGGACGACGCCCATCTGTTCGACGCCGACATGGCCGATGCCGACATCCAGGCCTATGCCGACGATTGGGCAGGAACCAACTACGCCCACACCGCGCATGATGGCCTTGGCGGCATGACGCCGTTCGCAAAGGCCGCCAGCTTCGCCGGGCCGATCCGCCGCATCGAGGAACTGCGCGGACTTGATCTGCTTCTCGCGCCGGTCGTGGGCAGCGACGGACAACGCAAGGTCACAAAGACCGGCATCCGGGTGAATGGCGAGCATTACCTGATCGGCACCGTAATGCCGGGAACGGACGTGTTCTGCCGTCACGATCCTGCCGATCTGGGGCGCCTATACGTCTACGCGCTGGACCAGGAAACTTTCCTTGGCCATGCCATCTGCCCGCTGCTCAGCGGACTTGATCCGGTAGTTGTGGCTGGTCAAGTCAAGGCGCAGCAAAAGGCCTTCCTGGACGGCAATCTCAAGCCCATCCGGGCGGCCATGCGCAAGATTGGCCCGCGTGACATCGCCGATGCGCAACGCGCGGCCGGCCAGCGCCGCGCCGGAAATCTTGTCGCGTTCGAACGCCCGTCCGTGCCGCACGACACAGCAGCGCTTCGTGCGGCGAGCTTGGCCGGCGCCAGCCACGAGGCGCGTCCGCAATCAGTCGAACAGGCGAAGCGGCATGCCGAACTGCTGGCCAAGCCTGCGGCGGCTCCATTGCCGCGCAATGTCCGCCAATTGCGGACCACCGAAACGCGCGAGCAGCGGTTCGCCCGCGCGCTTTCCATCGAGGGGCGGATCGCCGCTGCCGAGCCTGTAGCGCCGGAGGAGGCGCGCTGGCTGGGTGGATATCAGGCCGATCCTGAATTCAAAGCCATGAAGAGGATGCGCGAAAGAGCGGAAGCGGCGGGGCAGTGACCCCCGCGAAGGCCCTGGCTGCGGAGCCAGGTAATGCGAACACGTGTCGGAGAGGGACATCCACAAAATGACGACCACGCCTACGCCGCAAACCATTGCGGTTCTCAAGAACGTCACAGCCGCCATGGTGCTGCTGGAGACGCTCATCGCCCGCCCACCCGGCCTGCCGGGCCTGGGCGTCATGTCGGAACCATCGGGTTTCGGCAAGACGATCGCCTGCCAATACGCACAGAACGAGTTGGGCGCCATCTACATCGAGGCGCGCAACTACTGGACACGCAAAACCTTTTGCGAGCAGCTGCTGATCGAGCTCGGCATGCCCCGGCCACGCGGCACGATCGCCCATCTGATGGGAGAGATCATTACGGTCCTCGGCAACAATCCGGACCGGCCGCTGATCATCGACGAGGCCGATGTGCTGGTCGATATCCGCGCAATCGAACTGGTCCGCGACATCTACGAAACCACGCAAGTTCCAGTCTTGCTGGTTGGCGAGGAATTGCTGCCGCAGAAGCTGGCCGAATTCGAGCGCGTCCACAACCGGGTGCTGGACTGGGTACTGGCCGAACCATGCGATCAGGACGACACGGCGGCACTTGCCGGCATCGTGTGCCCCAAGCTTGAGCTTGGCGCCGATCTGCTCGACCTGATCCGCCAGCAAGCGGAAGGGCGCGCGCGCCGCATCGTGGTTTCGCTGCATGACGTGGCAAGCTTTGCCCGACGCGAGGGCTTGGATCGTCTGGATGCTTCAAGCTATGGCGGGCGCCTGTTTACCGGCGCTGCGCCCCGTCGCCATGGGCGGGCTGCGTAATGGCCATCAAGCTTGAAATCAGCCTGGCCAAGGGCGAAACGGCACCAAGCGCGTTGGAACTGCTCGCCCGCACCCTCGCCTCGATGGTCGAGGTGGGCGAGCGTTTCACCATTGGGGAACTGCGCCGCGCCGCGCAGGTGCATTACCTGGGCGCCGGCAGGAGCTTCATCCGCTTTCTGCTGGCCGAAGGCGTCATCGAAGGACAGGCCCGGTCCGGGCGTTACCTTCTGGTCAAGCCAGTACCGGAGTTGCCGCCCAAGGGCGCCCAGCCCCTTGCTGACCAGGGGCAACAGCAGGTTTGGAACGTGCTGCGGGGCTCGTCGGGCCGCAACGGCATTGGCCGGTCCGAATTGCGCCTCCTGGCGTCCACGCAAAGCTTGAAGCTGGACGACAGCATCGAAAACTATCTATCCGCACTGGTGCGGGCTGGAGTGCTGCGTGAGGACGAGCGGGGCCTGCGCCTGCTGCCCGCTCACAATACCGGACCACTTGCACCGCGGCTCTACGAGGCGCTCGTGCCCGTCGATCCAAACCGGCGCGCCGTCTGCGTTTCGATCGTTCAGGCCGATGAGGTGGCGCCATGAACCGCGGCCCCGCACCCGGCGCCCGCATGGATCAGCGCAGCTTCGTGGACAAGGCAAGGCTGGCCTGGGGCGAGCATTGTCCCGACTGGGTCATTGCCCTGGCCGAACTGGCGGACCGCAAGCGCCTCAAGGGCGCGGGCGATGCCATCGGCTATTCCGGCTCGCTGGTGTCGACGGTGCTGTCTAACACCTACCAGGGCGACGTCGACAAGGTCCGCCAGAAGGTCATGGGCGAATTGCTGGGCGAAACCGTCCAGTGCCCCGGACTGGGCCGCCCCATGAGCCGCAAGACGTGCCTCGACTGGCAGGACAAGCCCAACGCCCCGACCAGTTCGCTGCGGGCCCGCATGTATCGGGCCTGCCGCGCGGGGTGCCCCAATTTTCGCCAAGGAGGAACCGATGGCCAATAGGTTCGCCGCCGAGCTCATGGAACTGCAGGATGCCTTGCGGGAAACCATGATTACCTGGAACTATCACCGCACTGGCGTCAGGCCCATCACGGACCCCCAGGCGTTCGAGCGCCTGCTGATCGCGTCGAACTTTGCGCTTGCCAATATCCGCCTCGACATCATGGCGCACGAGCGTGAGACGGCGGGAATCGTCGAGGGCCTGCAGCAGCAGCTGGAGCAGAGCGCCAAGCTCCTGCGTGAAGCCATGACATTGTTCGACCGGGTCATCGGAGCACCAGCCGCGCCGGTCGCGCCGATCGTGCCGTCCAATGTGCTCGTCTTCACCGGCTCCTATCATCCTCAACCTGCGAACGATCCGGCCATGCCAGGCGGTGTGTTTTGAGCAGCCCGGACGATATCGACGCCCTTGCCGTGGCACGGCGGTTGCTCGCCACGCCGACCCGCTTCCGGGCCACAGACCGTGAAGTCCTTGCAATGGCCGGGTGCCTGATTGGCCTCGACCAGCAGATTGATGCGCTGGAACACGCGCCGCCCCTCAATGCCCGCCTGGCGGCCGCCGTGGCAAGCGTCCTGCTGCGCCATGACGAGGCCTGCCGGGCGCAGACTAATCTGCTGGATACGCCCGCCGGGCAAACCACCGACGCCCTTGTCGATGCCAACCGCGACGCGCGGCTGGCCACTCATCTGGCCTTGAACGTCCTCAAAACCATCTTTGAAAAGGAGTTTGCGCATGTCGGAAGTTGACCAGCCCGCGGCGGCGAACGGTACCGTCATCATCAACGGCAAGCACTACATGCCCGATGCCAGGGGCGGTTTCGTTCCCCTGGAACTGGTGAAGCCGCAGCACATGCTGGAGGATCAGGCCGTGCGCCTGATCATGGGTCACGCGCGCTCGCTTTCTGCCCAGATCGGCCGGTTCAAGGGCCATACCTTCGACGACTTGTCCGCCCTCGATGCCCTCCTGGCAGAACGCTACCAGGTCAAGCGCGGCGGCACCAAGGGCAACCGAACCTATCAGCAGCGCGATGGCCTGGCCAAGGTGCAAATCCAGATCGCGGACCAGATCGATTTCGGTCCCGAACTGCAGCAGGCCAAGACATTGATCGACGAGTGCCTGGTGGAATGGACCGACGAAGGCAAGCCCGAGATCCGGGCCATTATCCTGCGCGCCTTCAAGGTCGAAAAAGAGGGCCAGATCAACAAGGCCGAACTCTATTCCCTGTTTCATCTCGACATCCAGGACGAGCGCTGGGTGAGGGCCATGGAAGCGATCCATGATGCCATCCGGATCACGGGCTCCAAGCAATACATCCGCTTCTACGAGCGGGCATCGACGACCGCCCCTTGGACGGCGGTCACCATTGATCTTGCGCAGGCCTAAAGGGGGACCAAATGATTTCTGCAATGGGGAACAGCGCCGAACTGCACAACCGGCCGATCGATCCGCCGCTGGATCATCTGGCCTTCGCCCGCGCCGGTTTCGAGGCCGAGGCGCAGCGCTCGGCGTCTGCGATCAAGGCTATCGATCTGCGCATGGAAAATACCGAGGAGGAGATCGCCCGGCTGCGGCGCCAGATGGCCGACGACCGGCGCGAACTGAGTGCGCTGGAGATTGCCCACCGCGCCGCCAATCGCGCGATCGCGGAACTGGACGGGGTGGCGTGATGGTCAATTCGGCCGAACGTTTCGACTGGACCGAGGAAGCCGTTGCGACCCTCAGGCTGCTCGTCGCGCAAGACAACAGCGCCGGGCAGATTTGTACCATCATGGGCGGCGGGCTCACGAGGAGCGCCGTGCTGGGCAAAAGCCACCGCCTCAACATCTCGACCAACGGCGGCACCTATGGCAATGCGCGGCATGGTGTCGAGGGCCGCACGGCCCAACTGCGCGAACGCCAGGAAGACCGCGCTGCCAAGGCCCCGAAGGACGGCCGAACCAAACAAGACAAACCATCCAAACAAGGTGCAGCGCTTAGAGACAAACCCAATCTGCCACGCCTGTCGCTGGTAACAGGCTGGGTCCATACGCCCGCCGCTGCTGCGCAGGATCATGCCAAGGCCAATTTGCAGGCCACCGCACGGCAGCGCAATTTCGACCCGGCGAGCGCACCCGAAGGCGCCCGCCTGGTCGGCCTTGTCGATCTTGAAAAAGGGGAATGCCGCTGGCCGCTGTTCGATACGGCGCCGATGATCTTTTGCGGCTGCGCCGTCACCATCTTTGACCGTCGCGGCCAGCCAAACCCTTACTGCGATCATCACCAGCGCCTCAGTATCGCCAAGGTGCTCCCATGATCAAGCAGACGCCCTATCTGGGCTATCCCACGCAAAAGGCTGCGATCTACGCCCTAGAGGATAATGGGCTTACTGCCCAGGAGATCTCGGAGAAGCTCGGAACGCCCCGGCCGACAGTCTATGCCCGCCTGGCCGAACGGCGGAAGGCTCGCGAGTCTTGGCCGCAAGAGCGCCTCGACAAGCTGCACCGCATCCATGCAGCAGCGCTGCAAGTCATAGCAGAGGCCTTCGGCACCACGCCCAAGGATATTGCCAAACAGCTGGCGCCTTTACGGCCGGCCATACCCGAAACCATCGAGGCAGAGCCGGCCAAGGCGGCACCCGGCACCACACTTGCGCTGATGCCTGATCCTGGCGTGAGCGCGCAGCAGCCCGAAACCCGACCGGACAGCAATAGGGCTGCCAAACCGGCCCCTGGCAGGGTCGGGCTGCGCAGGCCGGATGGGAAGTGGCTCACGCGTGACGGCAAGGGCTTTACCGACGAGCCCGGAGAGGCCTGGCAAGGCACCAGCGCGGCTGTGCAGGCCGCCCGCACTCAATTCGCCAATGCCCGCTTCTGCAAGGCCAGGGCGTTCGGGACATGAGCACTTCGGACAAGCTGCCAATCGTCGAGCAAATCCGCTGCGCCGCCAGCAGTCGCGAGATTGCCGCCATCATCCTGCGCCTGCCCGATGCGGTCTTGCTCGCCCATGGCGAAGTGCTGATGGCGGAGTGCCGCAAGGCGCGCTTCACCGAGGGGGCGCAGTTCATCCTCATGCGCCAGGTGGCCATGGATGCCGTGCGGGACCGCGCCGGCAGGCTGCCCGACGCCGCGTCCCTTCCCCTTGAAAACTGGCGCGTCGCCCTGGCCGCCTTTTCGCAAAGTTCACCGCAATGAGCGCGATCAAAGCCATCAACGCCATGAGACAAGAGCTTGGTCTTGAGGAGGGCGACTATCGCGCCATGCTGGCCCGCGTCACCGGCAAGGCATCGCTAAAGCTGATGAGCGACGTAGAACTGAACAATGTCGCGGGCGAGTTGCGCAGGGTGGGCGGCGGCGCCAAGGGAAGCCTGCAAGGTCCGTTCGGCCCCAAGCTGCAGGCCCTTTGGATATCCGGCTACCATTTGGGCGTGGTCCGCAATCGGGATAATGCTGCGCTGCTGGCTTTCGTCAAAGGGCAAACGGGAATCGATCATACCAAGTTCTTGCGCGACGCCGCCCATGCCCGGAAAGCCGTCGAGGCGCTCAAGGCCTGGCTGGGGCGCGAAGCGGGCGTCGACTGGTCCGAACATCTCGATCCTGCCGAATGCGTCATCGCCGCCCAGCTGCGCCTGCTTGGCCGCCCGTTCGGCAGCATAGGCCTCAGCGCCACAGGCGTCACTAGCGAGGCGGGCAAGGAAGCGGTGAGAACGACTGCCCGGCATGCCTTGATGGCGCTCCTGGGCGAGGAAATCCGTGCAAGCAAAGCCGGGGCAGCATGATGGTTACGTGGCCCCAGGGCATGCATATGCCCGCCCGCATGTTTGTGTCGCGGCAGCATGAATTATGCGAGCGGCTGCGTTGGGCGCCAGTGGGGAGCAAGCGGCGCAAAAAGTTGGAAGCCGAACTCGCCAGGCTGGTTCGGGAGGAGCTTGAACGCGAAACAGGCAAGAACGCCAAGACGGTCGACGACAAGGACGAGCAGGAGCCGCGGCGCAGTTGGTGGCAACAATGACCGGCCTAGATCAGCTCAAGCTCTCGGGCCAGTTCTCTGGTGGCCTCGCAAAAGCTTGCATGCTGCTCGGCGCTCCAGTTCTCCGTCAGGGGCAGGAACTCCTCCTGCTGGGCAAAGATTTGGCTGTTGAGGCCGCGACTATAGGCCATCTCCGCCCCGGCCTGCAGCACGTCGATCGCGGGCTGGGTCAGGCCAAAATCGCACAAGCTGACCGACAGCCGGAGCATGCCGATCGTGCGGGCCATGGACTCGGGCGTGACGCTTTCAGCAGGCACGGTACCGGCCAGAACGAACAGCAATGGGACGGCCAAAACTTTCATGAAAGAAACACTAGCGCAGGGGTGAGCGCATGAAAAGGCGTCCAGTTCATGTGGAGGTAAGCGACCATGCGGTTCTGCGCTGGCTGGAGCGCGAGCATGGGCTCGATGTGATCCTGCTCAAAGCGCATATCGCCGGCATAGTCGGGGAGGGCGCTGCGCTCGGCGCTGCCGCGGTATGCTTGGGTAAGGTACGCTTCGTGCTGCGTGACACCGCCGCGATCGTCGCCCATGCCGACAAGGTTGTGGTGGCAACGGCGCTGGACCGCGACGGCATCTTTTTGCCTCAGCGCAAGGAAGGCCCCACCTCATGAGGGGCGAGCCGCCAGCAGTCCCGGAAAATGTAGCCCCCTATGTCGACGTGCTGGGGCTGGACCGGACCGTCAAGCTGCTGCTGGAATTCGGCGGCTCACCGCTCTACCTGCCCGACACGCGGGCGCGGCAGGGCAGCGCCATTGTGAAGCTTCTCGGCGTCGAGGCCGCAACGGCCCTGGGTAGAAAACTCGGGCGCGGCCTGATCCGCCCCCCTCTGGCCAAACCCTTCATCGCATCATATTACTGGCACAAGGACGTGCCCGTGAGCGAGATTGCCCGGCTGCTCCATGTCGACCGCGTTACGGTGCAGCGTTGGCTACCCCAGCGCCCCACGTCACAACTCGATTTGTTCTGACGAGCATTGCTGCATATGCAGCAAGGCTTCCCATCCCGAAAATCGATGATCTTGGTCCCAGCTAAACGCTTTGCGGGGAACTCAAGCTCATGTCTGCTCTCGTCAACACCAGCGCCGATTTCAGGCGCTGCCATCCTACTACGGCCAACTGGGAGGGCGGCTGGTCCAACCACAAGGCTGATCTTGGTGGCAAGACCATGTACGGCATCACTGAGGCCGTGTTCTGGGAATGGCTTGATCTAAGCCGCAAGCCGCGGCGCCCCGTAGCCAGCATCACCCGCGCGGAAGCCGAGGCGATCTTTTACCAGCGCTATTGGGTTCTGGCTGGCTGCGAGCCCTTGTTCCCCGGCGTCGATCTCGCGACCTATGACGCCGCCGTCAATTCCGGCGTTTCGCGCGGCCGCAAATGGCTGCTGGCATCGCTCGACAAGGGCGACGATCATGCCCGCACCGTCAAGACCATATGCGCCAAGCGCCTGAGCTTCGTGCAATCGCTTAAAGTCTGGGAAACCTTCGGTAAGGGTTGGGGCAACCGTATCGCGGATGTCGAGGCGCGCGGCGTCGCCTTTGCCATGGCGGCTATGACGGCAAACGATAATAGCCAAATCGTGGCCCGGCTTGAGGACGAGGCCACCGGTGCCCGCAAGACTGCAGGCATACAGACCAAGGGCGCAACTGCGACCGGCGCGGCCGGTGCCGGATCGGGTGGCTCGTTGGCGCTTGATCCCGCCACGGCCGATCAGCTGGCCGGCTATGTGTTGGGCGGCATCCTCGTAATGGGCCTGCTGCTGGCCGCGTTCCTCCTGATCCGTGCCCGCATCAACGCGCAGCGCGCCAAAGCCTATGGGCAAGTCGCCCTTGAAGCTACTTTGACGGGAGCCGTCTGATGGACCTTACTTCCGTTCTGATCGGGCTTGCCGCCCAGGTCGGCGCTCCGCTCGTCAAATCGGTCCTGGAGGAGAAGTTTGGCCACGGAAGCGGCAAGATCGCCGATGCCGTGATCGGCTCGATTGCCAATCATGCTGGCGTTACGCCCGAACAGCTGCCGGAATTGGCTGCGAGCGAACCGCAGCTGGTCAGGGATGCGATTCTGGATGCGGAGCGCATGGCGCCCGAATTGGTTGCGCTCTACACAGCGGGCATCGAAGGGCAGTTCAAGCTGCTGCAGGCTGAAAGCGCCGAAGGTCCGCTGCAGTCGGGCTGGCGCTGGGGCTGGATGTACCTGTTGGCCTTATTCTGGCTTTTCTACATCCTGCTGTTCCCGATCCTCAATGCAATCCTGCAGGCGCTGGGGAGCGTTGTTCGTATTCAAACCATTGAGGCAGCGATCCTTTTGACGCTCACCTCCTGGTTCCTCGCCCTCTACATGGGCGGCCATACCATCAAAGAACTGGGCAAGAGCGCCATTGACGCGGTCAAGACCTGGAAACACCAGTAACACCGGACCTTGTCGATGCCCGATCTCGTCACTGCCAAAGACCTCCTCGTCGGCATCGCCGCAGCCCTGGCTGCGGGCTTGTCCATCTGGACGTTCCTGCAGTCCCCGGCCAAGAAAAATGCCGAGGAGCTGGCCAAGTTCATCGCCGAAATCTTTGGCCCCTTCCGCAAGGCCGTGGGCGAGGACATCAAGTTCCTCGACACCGCCATCGACGACACCAAGGCGCGCGTCACCTCCATGGAGGCCATCATTACGCAATTGCCCGACAAGGATTCGATCCACCGCCTGGCGCTGCAGCTGGAGCAGATGAACACCAAGATTGCCGGCATGGCCGCAACGTCCGAAGCGACGCAGCGCACGGCCGGCCGCGTCGAGCAGTTCCTTTTGGAGCAGGGCAGGAAATGAGCGACTTCGATATCTTTCTCACTCAGGATGCCCGCCTGGTCATGTTGCGTACCTTGGGTGAGCAGCTGGACGGGCGCCTCAACGAAACCATGTTGCATGCCGCGCTGGTGACGTTCGGGCATAACCGGAGCCGCGATTGGGTGCGCCAGCAGATGCGACACCTGGCCGATGTCGGCGCCATAAAGCTGACGGAGGCGGGTACCGTCATGATCGGCGCCCTGACCCGTCAGGGCCTTGATCATGTAGAGCGCCGTTCCATCATCGAGGGCGTTGCCCGTCCCTCCCCTCCGGGAGTTTGAGCCATGGCAGATCGGCGCGGCCGCGGCCGCATCAATGCGTTCGAGCAATTGCCGGAGGAGTGCGATGGGCTGATCGCGGAGGCGGCAACGGCGCTGCAGGATCGCGACAAAACCCAACTGGAAATCTACACCGCCTTTTACGATGGCTGCATGGAGTTGATGCGGGAAAGCCATGGCGAACTGCAGTTTGCAGTGCCGTCCAAGTCAGCGTTCAACCGCTACTCGATCCGGCTCGCCACCATGACGCGGCGGCTCGAGGAAACCCGCGAGATCGCCGCGGCCATCTCCAAGCGCTTCGATGCGGAGGCCAGCGACGATCTGACCCTGATCGCGGCAGAAGCCATCAAGACGCTGGTATGGGAAGTGCTCCAGGGCGCCGGCGCTGCAGGCATCGATCCGATCGGCGCCATGAACCTTGCCAACGCATTGCGTTCGGCCGTGGCCGCACAAGGGCTTTCGACCAAGCGGCGCCAGGTCGTCGAGGCGGAGTTCGAAGCAAAGGCCAAGGCCGCTGTTGGCGTGGTGGCGAAGGCCAAGGGCTTGAGCGCCGAGACGGCCGAACAGATCTTGGGACAAATTCTCGGCGTGGAGGTGAAAGCCGCATGAGCGCCTCTGTCACCTGCCGATGCTGCGTTCCCCATTGCACCGCCAACGTGCAGTTGACGACCATGCGGATGGCATATGGCCCTCTCGATCTGACCGAGGGCCTGTGCAGCGCTCATATGGCGCTGGCAGCGCCTGATCGCGTGATGCTGTTCCGCGACGCCCGTGTGGAACTGCAGGGCAGCCAAGGCCTGGCGCAGATCGTGCTGTTCGTCCAGGCCTGGGAAGCGGTCAAGATGAGCGCCATCGAGCGGGCAACGGGGCTGACAGCATGACCCACTTAAGGAAGCGCAGCGCGAATGTAGTTCAGAATCTCATTGGTTTGCGTATCGGTTTGGCCTCTGTGGGCGATGGCACGCGCTGCAGCATGCAATGCGTCCTGGCGAGGTGCCTGCGGTCCCATGATGATGGTAGTTTCCATGGCTGCGATAATGGCCAGCCGCAAGTCCTCCGCTTTAGGCAAAGGAACGTCGTCTGCAATCGCGCGCGCAAAGAACATTTGAACGAAGGCGGCGCCCAGCGCCTGCTTGATCAGGTGACGCTTCTGTTCGGTCCAAAAAAGATCGTCCGTCACTTCGATAACCTCCTGCTGCGGATAGCACTATGACCGCCCCCTTCACCAAAGAGCAATGGGCGGAAATCCGGCGCGCCTCGACCGAGGCCGTGCCGGCGCTCATCGCCGAACTGGGCCTTCCCAAGGCGCTGCTGGGCTATCAGTCGGGCGTCCTGCGCGATCTGGAGGAAGTCTCGACGCGCGTCCTGTTTGTCGAGAAGTCGCGACGGATCGGGCTGACCTGGGGGCTGGCATCCTATGCCGTGCTGCGGGCCGCACGCCAGAAGGCGGCGGGCGGCATGGACGCCATGTATATTTCCTATTCGCAGGAGATGACGCGTGAGTTCATCGACGCCTGCGGCATGTGGGCTCGTGCCTTCAACCATGGCGCCCTGGAAGCCGAGGAGTTCCTGTTCGACGACAGCGACGACACCGGGGACCGCTCGATCAACGCTTTCCGCATCCGCTTCGCGTCTGGCTTTGAAATCCTTGCACTGTCCTCGGCGCCGCGCACCCTGCGCGGCAAGCAGGGCGTTGTCATCATCGACGAGGCGGCATTCGTCGACAGCCTTAAAGAGCTTTTGAAAGCGGCTTTGGCCTTCCTGATGTGGGGCGGCCAGGTCGTCGTCTGCTCGACGCACAACGGTGCCGATAATGAGTTCAACGTCCAGGTGCAGGATATCCTGGGCGGCCGGTCCAAGTTCCGCCATGTCCGGATCGACTTCGACCAGGCGCTGCGGGACGGACTTTACCAGCGCATCTGTTTCGTGCGTGGCTTGGCCTGGTCCCCTGAAGGCGAGGCCGAATGGCGTCAGGAGATCATCGACTTCTATGGCGATGGCGCCGACGAAGAATTGTTCTGCATACCATCGCAGGGCTCCGGCACCTGGCTGCCCTCGCCCCTGATCGAAGCGCGCATGACCAGTGCCGCAAAATGCCTGCGGCTCGAATTGCCGGCCGACTATCTGCACATGCCCGAACTCGCCCGCCAGGCGCGCCTGCGGCCCTTCATGGAAGAACTGGAAGCCGAACTCGCCAAGCTAGACATGTCGGCCTTTTACGGTTTCGGGTTCGACTTCGGGCGTGTCGCGGATCTGTCGACAGGCTCGCTCCTCGCCCTTGAGGGCATGCTGCGCCGCCGCGAGGCGCTTAGTTTCGAGCTCCGCAACGTGCCGGGCGACGAGCAGAAAATGATCACGCGGACCGTTTTGAACCATGTCCGGGAGCGGCTGATCGGCGCGGCCTTCGATGCCACCGGCATGGGCTGGACGGTGGCGGAGGATATGGGGCGGCTGTTTGGCCTCTACGACAAGACGCATAACGAGACGGGCCTCGTTCGCGCCATCAAGTTTTCCGAGGAATGGTACCGGCTCGAAATGCCTCCGCTCAAGGTGCACTTCGAGGACGACGTGATCTCGATCGGCCGGGATGCCGAGCACCTGGTCGATCTGCGCCTGGTCAAGATGATCCGCGGCGTCCCGCGGGTGCCCGACATCCGCACCGGCACCGCTGGCAAGAAGCGCCATGGCGACTATGCCATCTGCTTGGCACTGGCCGATTACGCAACGCGCCTGACCTGGTCGGAGTATGCCTACGAGGCTGTTCCGGCCCAGCGTGATGCGCCTGCTGCCGACCGCTTCGATGACCCCGATGCCGCCGACGCGCGTGGCTGGTGGGCAAGCCCCCTGGGTGCGCGTTTGAGGGGAAGCGTTTGATGCCGGATTTCTGGAAGGGCCTGATCGACCAGCGCGGGCGCCCGATCGAGAAACGCGTGCTGACCGAGGAAGTGGCCGGTGCAACGCTGACAGGCGTGCGGACGCCGCACACCGGCTACCCCGCCGATGGTCTTAACCCCATTCGCCTTGCCGCCATCATGAAGGAGGCGGACCAGGGCCATCCCGTGCGCCAGCTGGAACTGGCCGAAACCATCGAGGAGCGTGACCCGCATCTGATTGGCGTCCTGGGAACGCGGCGCCGCTCGGTCAGCCAGCTCGACATCATCGTGGATGCGGCCTCGTCCGACCCGCTGCACAAGAAGCAAGCCGAAATGGTACGCGACTGGCTGGCACGCGACGAGCTGCAAAGCGAATTGTTCGACATGCTCGATGCCATCCACAAGGGTTATAGCTTCACGGAAATCATCTGGTCGGCTTCGGAGGGGCAGTGGCGGCCGGAGCGCCTCGAATGGCGCGACCCGCGCTGGTTCGACTTCGACAGGCGCGATTTGACGACGCCCCTGCTGCTGACCGAGGGCGGCCAGAGCGTGCCGCTGCCGGGCGGGAAGTTCATCTACAACCGCATGCCGGCCAAATCGGGCATCCCCACCCGGTCCGGCCTGTCGCGCATCACCGCTTGGGCCTGGATGTTCAAGGCCTTCACCATGCGTGACTGGGCGATCTTTACCCGTTCGTCCAGGCGCTCAAGACGCTGGCGGCCGATGTCCGCACGATCGTGGGCGGCGCCACCAAGATCAGCTACGCGGCCGACTGGAGCGAGTTCAATTCGCACCGGCCGGCCGACGCGTCGGGCGACCTTTACTTCCACCTGGACCCGCTCTGGAGCGACGCCAACATCGACTTCGTCGGCATCGACAACTACTTCCCCCTAAGCGACTGGCGCGATGGCAGCGATCATCTGGACTTCTCCGGTTCCGGACCCACCACGATCTACGACGCCGATTATCTCAGCGGGAACGTCGAGGGTGGGGAATATTTCGACTGGTTCTATCCTGACGCTGCTGCCCGCGAGGCGCAGGCGCGGACGCCAATTACCGATGGCGCTTATGGCAAGCCCTGGGTTTACCGGCAGAAGGATTTGCGCGCCTGGTGGACCAATCAGCATTTCGACCGGCCGGCCGGTATCGAAGCTGGCGCCGCCACTGCTTGGGTGCCGCAGGGCAAACCGTTGCGGTTTATCGAGATGGGCTGCCCGGCCGTCGACAAGGGCGCCAACCAGCCCAATCTGTTCCCCGATCCGAAAAGCTCGGAAGGCTCGTTTCCGTACTTTTCCAACCAGGCGCGCGACGACGCCATGCAGCGCGCGTACCTTGCGGCGCTGATCGGGCACTACACCGACCCGGCCAACAATCCCGTCTCGGCGGTTTACGGCGCCGCGATGCTGGACCTTGGCGCGTCGCATGTCTGGTGCTGGGATGCCCGGCCCTGGCCATCTTTCGCGCTCGACAACGATTGGGGCGACAGCGCCAATTGGAACACCGGCCATTGGCTCTCCGGCCGGCTTGGCTCGGCATCAGCCAGCGAGACGATCGCGGCCGTGCTTGCGGACGCCAAGTTCACCCGCTTCACCATCGAGCCGATTCCGGCCGTGGTCGATGGCGTCACGACCGGCAATCTGGCCAGCGCCCGCTCGATGCTCGATGCGCTGCGGCCCGCCTTCCAGTTCGACGCAAGCGAAAGCGATGGCGTGATCAAGTTCCAGGCCCGCCAGGGCCGCGCCTCGGTCGCCCAGATCACCCTCGATGAATTGGTTGCGGACGAAACGGGCGGCACTGGCTGGCGCCAGACGCGCGGACAGGAAACCGAACTGCCCCGCGCCCTTAAGCTCCGCTACGGCGATCTGGCGCGCGACGATCAGCCGGCGTCCACCGAAGCCCGCCGCTCGCTGGGCGGCTCGCAACGCATCCCGGAGATCTCGCTTCCCGTCATCATGGGCGAGGCGCAGGCTACCGCACTTTGCGAGCGTGAGCTTTATTCTACCTGGCTGGGCCGCGAGCGCACCCGCTTTGCCTTGCCCCCGTCGCGCCTGGCGCTCGACGCGGGCGACGTTGTCGACTTTGGGCCCACCGGGCGCCTGCTGCGGCTTGAAGCCGTTGAAGACGATTTGAGCCGCGGCATGTCGGCCTTCGAAGTCGATCCGCAATCCGTCGCTCCGATGGCAAGGCAGGGCTCGCCCGGCAAGGTTGTGACGCCGATCATCTATTCGCTAGCCCGGGTGGCGCTGATCGATGGCCCGCTGCTCAACGACAGCGACAACGACTATGCCCCTTACGTCGCGGCCTCCATCGCACCCTTCCGGTCGGGCATGATCGCGGCCCGCTCGCCCTCCACTTCAGGCTTTGGCATCGACACCGTCCTGCCGTTGGCCGCGACGATCGGCGCCACGACGGGCGAACTCTTCTCCGGGCCGACCGGCCGCTGGGACCGGGGCAACGAGATTTACCTCGAGCTCGCGCAAGGTTCGCTCACCTCCGTTGACGAGCTCCAGGTGCTCAACGGCGCCAATGCCATGTTGATCGAGAACCAGGACGGCGAGTGGGAACTCGTCCAGTTCGCCACCGCCACCCAAACCGGCGCCAGGAGCTACAAGCTGACCGACCTCCTGCGCGGGCAGCGCGGCACCGAACACGCGATGCGTTCGCCCGTCCCGGCCGGGGCAAGAATCGTCCTGGTCAACGCGGCGGTCAAGCAGACCGGTTTGCCGGAGGCGCTGATAGGCGTCGAGCAGAACTGGCGCGTCGGGCCCATCGGGGAGAACTTCGCATCGAGCCGCTTCAACGCCTTTTCAAAGACGCTTTACGGCAAGGCCCGGCGCCCGCTTTCCCCAGCCCATCTGTTCGGCCGGCGCTCGGCTGAGACAGGCGATTGGGCTTTGTCCTGGGTGCGCCGCACCCGCATCGGTGGCGACAGCTGGGAGCAAGTGGAAGTGCCCCTGGGCGAGGCCAGCGAAGCCTATCAGCTGGACGTTCTGACGGGCGCCGGTGGCTCGCCCTTGCGCACGGTGGCCATCACCAGCCCGGCCTTGCTCTACAGTGCCGAGCAGCAGATCGCGGACTTCGGCCAGCCGCTTTACAGCTTCTATGCCCGCGTCCGGCAGATGAGCGCAAGTTTTGGCGCCGGCATTCCCGCCGAGGCCCTGATCTGGATTCGCAGCGATGGTTGACACGCCCCGTCTTAAACTGCCGCTGATGGACGCCGCCCAGGCGCAGAAGCATGTCACCCACAACGAAGCCCTGCTGCAGCTGGACTTGCTGACCGGCGTCATTCCCGTGGTCAGCCGCTCCCTTTCCGCCCCGCCTGCCGCCCTCGACGGCGCGGTCTATATTCTTGCGGGGACCGGGACGGGCGCCTGGACCGGCTTTAGCGCCAATGATTTGGCGCTGCGCATCGATGGCCGCTGGCGCCGGGTTATTCCTTCGGTCGGGATGGTCGCGGCCGTGGTCGGCGAAGGCGGCGCGCAAATCCATTGGACGGGCTCGATCTGGGCCGCGCTCGGCGGCTCGCGCGGGCTGGCCAGCAAAGCGGTTTCGACCAGCCGGACCAATACCACCGTGCTGGCCAACGACCCCGACCTCCAATTCCAGATGGCGGCAAACACCAACTACGCCATCACGCTCAAGCTCTACTTCTCGGCGCCGGCCGCGCCCGGGTTCAAATACGCCATGACCGGCCCCGCCAGCGCCATCCGCGTCCAAGCCGAACAGCGCCTGCGCGCGCCCGGCGCGACGGCTGAAACGGTCGGGGGTGGGCTGATCTATCCAGCCTCGACGATCGTGGCGGGCAACTTCCTAGATTACGGATTTCTGTTTGCCGAGCTGGTTGTCGAGAATGGAGCCAATGCCGGCGCCTTTGCGCTGCAATGGGCGCAGGGCTTGGTCGATGCCTCGGCAAGTATCCTGCGGGCTGGATCGACCCTCGAATGGCTGCGCCTGGGCGCCAATGACGGCGCGGGCGTTCCGGCCGGCTACGCGGCAATGAGCCTTGGCTCGACACCATCGAACGCCACGACCATCCGCGTCGGCAGCGCCGCGGCAAGCGACCGCATCATTTTCAAGACAGGGGCCTAAAATGGCAGACGCCTTTACCGACAATCTGGCCGACAGCCTGCGCATCGCGTCGAGTCTTCACGGCCTGCGCCGCCGCGTCATGCTTCCGGCCAATTATGCCGCCTACCCGCTCGGCGCCGGGCAGATTTACGGCCAGGTGGCCACCAATTGCCGCCTTCTCAACAGCCGGGCGGCGTCCAACAAGGGGCTGATGGCCCGCTCGCACCACCGGGCGGTAGGCGCCATTACCGAGATCGCAATGGTGCTGCCCAATTGGTACGTCGATCGCGCCAACGGCAAATTCGAACTGCCCAATGACGGGGACATCCAGTTCACCGCGACCATCGAATATCCGGCCGGCGTCTTCAACCGGCTGCGCTTTACCGGGGCGAACCGCGAGGCCTGCCAGGGCGGCACGGTTCTGGTGTCTGACTTCCTTGGCCTGGCCATTCCCGATAATGCCGAGTTCTGGACCAATGTCTGGATGCAGGCCACCACGTCTATCGTGTTCTACAGCGCCTCGACCGGGCAGGTTTCGGCCAATGGCGAGAAGGCGACCGTGAACACGGTCAGCGTCACGGACTACACGGGCGGCGGCGGCGCCAATACGGCGCAGGTTTATGGCTTTTGGCCGCTGGCGCTGCTTGGCCGGACCGCCAACAAGGCGGCAGCGATCGTGGGCGATTCGATTGCCGAGGGCCTCAACGATACGGCCGATGCGACCGACGCGGTCGGCAGCGTGGCGCGCTCGATCTCCGGCGCCTCCTACATCAATCTCAGCCAGTCAGGCGACCGCCTGGAGCTCGCCCTTCTATCCTCGGCACGGCGCCTGGCCGTTCTGCCCTTCACCCGCAACGCGATCTGCGCAATGGGCGTCAACGATATCGGCTCGGCGCGGACCCTGGCGGCTATCAAGCTCGACATGGTTGCCCGCTGGACCGAGGCCAAGGCGATGCTGTCGGGTGCGCAGCGCGTGTTCCAAACCACTATCACGCCTTCCGTCACCTCGTCGGACAGCTACGCCACCACGGCCAACCAGACGGCGGCTGCGAACTTCTCGACGGGCGGCGCCGGCACCCGCGAACTGCTCAACGATTGGCTGCGCGATGGTGCCCCGCTGATCAACGGCGCCCCGGCCGCGATCGGCGCCACCACCGGCTCGATCCGCGCCGGTAATGCCGATCATCCGCTCTACCAGGTCATCGAGTTTGCGGACGTTGTCGAATCGGCCCGCAATTCGGGCAAGTGGAAGGTCGACGGAACCGCCAATAAGTGGACTTCGGACGGGCTGCACCCCAGCCCCTACGCCTACGGCCAGATCGCCGCCTCAGGCGCGCTTACTGCGGCGATGCTGGGGTAGAGGGAGCTTGCTTGATGGGACGGTAGAGCCTGATCATGCAGGGAGGTTGACCGGCAAACTGATAATAGACCTTGGCCCAGCAATGCTTGCGGCTGCCGCTGCGGACCAGCTTCTCCCCAAAGACCTTCATGCCCGCCTCCTCGGGCGAGCTTGCATCGACCTCGACTTCGACCGGTTCGCGCCCTGCGCGAAGGTCAATTACGCGGAAACTCGCTCCCATATCGCCCCTCGTATTCCAAACTGGAGATCAACGAAGGGCAAGAGTCGAGGTTTCAGACTAAACCTGTCGCAATCGGCGACGGGCGGACGAGGTGCACCAACACCTCGACTGGGGCTTTGGATTGGCGTCCTACCCCAAAGTGACGAACGCGACACTTCGACCCGCCACCCTCCGGAGAGGGCAGGGCGGTTGAACCAGATCGCGAGTAAAACAACGTGAGTAAATTCGTTCAAATGCCGGGCACTCGCCCGATCGGGACCCTGGCCGACAATGACGCCAGCCATCTTGTTGCCGGTCCCCTAGTTGAGGTACGTTGCGGCTGCGGCGCCTTGCTGTTCAAGGCCTCGCCGGAGATCACGACCGAAATCGAGATCAAGTGCCGCAGGTGCGGCATCGTCAATCATCTGAGGCCATCGAGCCCGCCCTCCGAACGCCAAGAGCGTCCTTCCATCGGAGAATACGGGTGTGGCTCTACATTCCCTCAAAGTACCTGCCGGCGCTGATCTTGCCGGAATCTCCCTCTGCGCCGGCGTCGGAGGCCTTGAACTCGGGCTCCATCTTGCCGAGCCCGGATATCGAACTGTTTGTTTTGTCGAGCGAGAAGCTGGTGCAGCGGCCACTCTCGTGGGTCGGATGGCGGACAAGGCCCTGGATCAAGCTCCTGTCTGGAGCGACCTTAGAACCTTCAACGGCAGCCGCTGGCGTGGCAAGGTTCATATGCTCTCTGCCGGATATCCATGCCAGCCATTCTCCAGCGCCGGACAGAAGCGAGGCGCCGACGACCCTCGCCATCTCTGGCCAGAAGTCGCTCGTATCGCCATCGAGGCCGATGTCGAATGGATCTTCTGCGAGAACGTCGAAGGCCATCTCAATTTGGGATTGCCCGAAGTCATCGCAGACTTACAAAGCATGGGCTACACGGCAAAAGCAGGCCTCTTTTCGGCGGCTGAAGTCGGCGCTACCCACTTACGGCGCCGCGTCTTCATACTGGCCCACGCCGACCGCTTCGATCGGCGGGAACCGCACGGACATCGAGTTCAGCCCGAAGGGGATGCGCTTCCGGATTGCCTTGGGTCAGTCGGGCAACCAGGTGTCGCTGGCGACGGCAGCCAGGCTCTGGTCGCAGCTGGTCATGCTGGCCAAGCTGATGGGCGTCCAGATGGCGGACCTGACGAACTACCGCTTTTCCCGCCCGCTCCATTTGAGCTTGCGGCCTGGGACCAGGTCCTTGGACGGCGAATGGACCTTCAACCCCAACTTTTCGGACTGGCTGATGGGATGGCCTATCGGCTGGAGCGATCCCATGCAGGCGGTAACGGAGTTGTCCCGTTGGAAGCAGCGTATGCGTGGCGCACTCTCAAGGCTGCCTTCGGCTGACGGTGACGTCTAAAGCTGACTTGGCCGATTGACGGTTTCTCGGTGCAATGAAATGGTTGAGCATTCAGTACCGAGAGCCCCCAATTGGCCGATCAGCTTCCGCCAACCAAACGCCCCGCGAGGCGATCTAGCAGAACAACTGTTGCGCCAGAAGTTTTAGACAGTGCCACCGATAAGTTCAGGGAGGAACTGGAAGCGAGCCGTAAACGGCTTGAGGAGCAGGCTGCAGAAAGTGCAGCGTACGAACAAGCTTACAAACTTCCAGGGCAT